TTATTGTCTAAAGTGCAAGGAGCATTTCCGACGTGTAAAGCATATTTAAATGCCAGAGAAAAGTTTTTGGCAGTAAAGGTAGGACCAATAACTGTTAGAGAACGAATAACTCTGCAGTATAAGGAAATGATTAGCATTGGTGAAAGAGAAAATATTCAAGTTGTAATACGTGGGAAAAATTTAATTTTTCGAATCAAGAGAGAGGGAAACTTTTAATGAAAGGAATAAACCAGGGCCTGCATGAGCAGGTAGATGAGCTGAAACAGGAAGTAACTAAGTTGACGTTACTAGTAAAGCGATTACAAAGTGATCTGTTTGATCATCCCTGGAAGAAAAGTGGTCATCCCTGGAATCAGGTGAGAAATCCTAGACATTTACCTAAGTGAGATAATTGACAATGGCTATTAAATATACAAACCCTGCGTATCAGCATCGCTGTTATTACAAAAAGGAATTTCCGGTAGATGTAGTTGGTAAGGTTTCGAATGGTGTAGTCCATTCATATGATACTCTTGCTCGGCGCGGCCTTATTTTAGCAGAGAATCCGCATCTTAAAATGTATAGGGTTCGTGACGTGGAAAAGGGTTGGGAGACTTGGATTCCTTTTGAAGATGTATCAGTAGGAGAAAAATATGAAAACTAATCAAATGGAGAGGAACTGACTAATGGGTTGGAATGGAGAGGAACTGACTAATGGGTTGGCTTAATATAATTGCTACAATAGTTGCTGGAATGGCGGCCGGGAAGGCAGTGAACAGATCATTGACTGGAGACGTAGATAGCCTAAATTCTGACCTAATTAAAAAGATTGAAAAAGAACGAGCGGACGAGCAACGCCAGTATGACGAAGATGAGCGCCGGCGTTGGGAAGAACAACATAAATGGCGAGAAGGCACAGAATTCGATCCGGATAGAAAACGGTAAAATATTGCAAAGGAGAAAACTAAATGAGTGATTATGAAACACCAAAATGTACCTACAAGAAATTATTTCCTGTAGATGAATGGGATCGCCCAGGCGGATTTTATTCGTTGGCTGATGTTCCCATTGCAAATGAAAAAGTACTGGTACGGGAAGGCACAGTTCTAGCAATGGATAGTGAAACAGAAGTATATGAAGTTAAGGACAATCAAAAAGGTTGGACTTTTATACTTCCGATGAAAGATGTTGAAATAATCGATGAAGCAGATTACCTTACAGAAGATAAGGATGAAGAATATCGCCGGGATATAAAACGAGGCTTATACGGAGATCATTTAGGTGGATAAGAAAAGGCTTGACAAATACCCAAAATGCTGTATAATAGTATACTGTAGTAAAGATTTTCGTGGTAACACGGAAAAGGTTGGCAGTCCTCAACTGTCGTTGATATAGCCCACAAGGCTAAGGAGTCATATATGACTAAAACAAGTAAAGTGCTATCAGCACTGCAGGAAGGCCAGGAACTTACAGCGAAGCAGATCTCTGCTCGTTGGAATGTTGGAAATCCAGGAGCCGTCATTCAGACGCTTCGTTTCCAAGGACACCCGGTCTATACTAATACCCGCACTGATACGAAAGGTCGCCAGACCAACAAGTATCGAATGGGTACTGCCTCACGTAGCGTAGTGGCCGCCGGCTATCGCGCTCTCGCGAACGGTACTGCGTAAGCAGAAAAACCTATGGGGGGCGCAATGCCCCCCATTTTATCTTAACAATCCCAGGTAACTTCCCATGGAAGATGTAGCATTTAAAGTGCTAGGAACAATAGTAATCTTTTGGGTGTTTTTTCTGTTTGCGGCACCTATTAGAACGTTAACTATTACATATTGGATTATCGCTCCCCCATTAGCATTGTGTGGTATTTGGATAGCGGGGATGTTCTTATTGGCTATTTGGAGTTAATTATGAAACCCAAAATTATTACACCGTTACTATACAAAGGTAAAGAATTCTTTCAGTATGGAGTTGATAAAAATACTGGGGATATTTGGAGTTGTAAAAAAAGGAAGTCTGCTCTCGGCCGACCCTACTCATCGCGAAGTGTTGGAAATAAAACTGATCTTTATACTGATAAAAACGGGGATATATGGCTATGTTTGGCTAAGAGCCAACGTAATCCTAAAAATTTAAAAGTAAGTTATCCATGTGTTCGTCTATATAGTAAAGAAAATTTTGCAGACCTTTATAATTATGGTTTAACAATTAATGTTCATATATTAGCATTAGAAACTTTGAAACCATGTCCAATACCACGTGGAGTAAATAAAAAACAATGGAAAACAACTGCCAATACTGTTAAAAAAGCATGTCGTGATTTGTGGCAGGTTAATCATATAGATCACGATAAACAAAATCATCATCCTAGTAATTTAGAGTGGGTTACTGCAAAAGAAAATGCTCAGGCGGCTGTAGAACATTATAAAAAATGAAATGAGATATCTAGATGATTAATCACGTTGAAGTAATATCCGTTCCTTATATTAATGAGGATTTTTCCATTGGTGCCAAACATATTCAAATACATTGGATAAAGCCAGTTCTATTAGAAGAAGTAATTAAAGATTCTTTTTATAATAAACCAGGTGTTTACTTTTTACATAGAACTACTGAATTAAATTCTAATTATAATGATATGTTAAACAGTGAAGATACATTTTATATTGGAATGGCTAATAGAGAAACTATACGGTCACGAGTAAATAAGCATTATTTGTCAATTACTGATGCACGAACTAAAAGTGGGAATCCTGTAACTCGGCCTGGAATTAACTTAAAACGTTTTAGAGAATCAATCGAATTTAATCCATCCAATATATATGTTTTATGTGCAATCGTGCCTGACAATAATATATCTGTTATATTAGAACCATTGTTTGTACACGCATATAAACAGATACATGGCAGAATGCCTGCAGGAAATACTCAGGATTTCTGATTAAATATTTCCCATAATCCAATATCTGGTTTCAGATATTCTTTAACACAAGACAGTTCACCATCAATATGTTCATAGACTATTTTAGAAAGTCTTTCCTCTATTAGTTCTCTGTCATTGTCTTGTGATCGCTCTGGCACAATAGGTTTAAATCCGTCAGGCCAAACATATTCAAGAGATTTAAAATGTTCTGTATATCTTTCCATTACTATATTATGAAAATTATCTATATCATTTACTGATAGGACTTCATAATCAAGATTGGCGGAAGATATTAAAGAAATATACCATGTTTGTAATCTAACATGATAATCCCATTTGTACATATCTATATGTCTAAGAAAAGTAAACAATAACTCATCAATAGTACTCACTGACATAGAAGCCAAGATAACTTTAAATATTACTTCGCCAGCTGAAGGTCCTGCTACTACGTTACCACAGTCACTGCGATCTTTTCCTTCTATTTCTCCATAACCATATGCCGGTCTTAAATTACTAATAATTTCAGAAAATCCTTTTATAAATTTTACTACTGGATCTTGAATAAAAACATAAGTAAGATTATCTTTATGATATTGTGAATTTGCTATTCGATCATAAGTACAATTTAAAAACTTATACTCTAATAACCATTTATGCAATCGCGTACTACCATTCTTACCAATAGTTTGTACACAAAATGGCAATGATTCTTCTTCTCTATCGTGAGCCCAGATCTGTTGTGTCATATAGTCATATTTACCCAGGTCTGAAAAAGTCAATAAAATCAATGACTTACGTTTTTTGAAAATCTAATGAAATCAAGCACTTATAGGCCCAAAAAGAGTGACAATTCTGCTCGATATGCTATAATAGTAGAACAAGTTAAGGAATCAATAGGAACCCAAGTATGATACCAAAACGAGAAATCACAGATCGCATATATGAATATGTCGATGTTGTGCAAACGATGAACGACAACTATTGGAAGGTGATGAACTACACGTTCGGCCCTGCCCCAGAAGTTGACGTGATTTTTGGCAATAAGTACGCGAAAGTGGTTACGAAAGGTCGCCACTATAAAGACCGCGATGAAAGCAAAGAAGTTGTGTATGGACAGACGACAGTTCACAGTTACGTGAATATGGAGAACGGTGACATTTTGAAGGGCAACTGGAAGGCGCCCGTGAAGAATGGTGTCCGTGGCAACATAAATTCTGATGATGTTGGTGCTGACCGTATTAATGAGTATGGCCCGATTTATCTCAAGGGCCCTTCCGCTGGACGGAAAGGCTTAATATAACCCATAAAACCCTCTGCACCACCAACCGTTACACTCGCATTTCGCGGGGCGGACCGAAGGGTGGAGGGTTTTCAACATAGGAAAAAAGTATGGCATCCCAAGTAACAGAAGTCCGTACCAATACCCTTCGTGAAGCGGAGAAGTCAATACGCCGCGCCATGAAGCGGAAGCGTCCGGTATTTTTATGGGGCCCGCCAGGCATTGGCAAGAGTGATTTGATGTTGCAGATTACTGATACATTCACAAATGGCTTGCTAATTGACCTGCGTATGGCTTTAATGGAACCCACAGATTTGCGTGGCATCCCTTATTATAATGCGGCAGAGAACACAATGTCATGGGCACCGCCCGTTGACCTTCCCTCAACAGAAATGGCCGCGAAATATGATGTGGTTGTCTTGTTTTTGGACGAGTTAAACTCTGCTCCGATGGCAACTCAGGCTGCCGCTTATCAGTTGGTACTCAACAGACGAATTGGTACTTACTACTTGCCCGAAAACTGCGTTATCGTAGCGGCAGGGAACCGTGATACTGACAGAGGCGTCACTTATAGAATGCCCTCCCCGTTGGCAAACCGTTTCGTACATATTGAAGTGGCCGCTGATTTTGACACGTGGAATGATTGGGCAGTTGAAAATGAGATACATTCCGATGTGTTGGGTTACCTCACTTTCGCAAAGAACGACCTTTACAATTTTGATCCGGGTAGCAACGAACGCTCGTTTGCCACTCCCAGATCTTGGACGTTTGTAAGCGAACTTCTTAAGGAAGAAGATGGTGATCCTGAAATGTCTGAGAGTGAGGTTACTGACCTTGTCGCTGGTACTGTAGGCGAAGGGTTGGCTGTTAAGTTTAACGCTCACCGCAAGCATTCAGGCAAACTACCCAATCCGTCAGATATACTAAGCGGTAAGGTAACGAAAATTGAAATTAAAGAAGTGTCGGCGATGTACTCACTAACCATATCCATGTGTTATGAGTTGCGCGATGCTTATAAGAAAGCGAAGAAGCAGAATCCCGGAAAGGAATGGCATTCAATGTGTGATAACTTCTTCCGCTTTATGATGGACAACTTCTTGACGGAAGTGACGGTGATGGGCGCAAAGATGGCTCTTACAAATTACAACCTGCCACTTGTGCCTGGCAAACTCAAGTCGTTTGATGAATTTCACAAGCGATTTGGTAAGTATGTCATTTCGGCCATGGAAGGATAAGATACTTGGGAAGGCAGGCAGGAAAGAGCACTAGTGATCCTAAGCTTTAGTACTGCCTGCCAATTCAATTACTTACAGCACTATTTTTCGTGACAGAAACATGAAAAAATGCTATAATATAAGTATATTAAATGGTAATATAAGCGTATGACCAACCCAAATTCAACAACTTCTGATAGTAAATTAGCGAAGAATCCTAATTTAGAGATTGGGTTTGAAACTGATCCTATAGTAGATAAAGCGGTTCGAGAATCTCTTACCACAGCACGAATAGGGTTATTGCTTAAAGAACCGTTTTTTGGCAATATGGCGACACGGCTTACACTTGTAAATGCTGATAGATGGTGTCCTACTGCCGCTACAGATGGCCGTAATTTTTACTATAATACAAAATTTATAGTACAATTGACGCCCAAGCAGATAGAGTTCTTATTTGGGCATGAAGTTCTACATAATGTATATGATCACATTGGCCGTAGAGGCGAACGTGATCCTCAATTATCAAACATTGCCGCAGACTATTGCGTAAATGGTGATTTAATTCGACACAAAATTGGTGAGCCAATTACAGTAGTAGAAATTATACATGATAGAAAATATTATGATCAGAGTTTTGAAGAGGTTTATGATGACCTTTATGAAAACGCTGAGAAGATTAATATAGATGATCTGCTAGATAGATTACTTGATGATCACCTAGATGATGCAGATGAAGAAGGTAAAGGAGCGGGCGATGAAGATGGTGATGAAGATGGTCGCCCAGTTATTTCTGCCGCACAACGCAAAGAAATAAAAGATGAATTGAAAGAAGCAATTCTCAGTGCCGCACAGACTGCTGGTGCTGGAAATATTCCGTCAGGGGTTGCTCGGATGATAAGGGAACTTACCGAGCCCAAAATGAATTGGCGGGATTTGTTGGACGTCCAGATTAAGAGCACTATTAAAAGTGATTTTAGTTGGATGAAACCCAATCGTAAGGCGTGGCATACTGGCGTGATGTTGCCGGGTATGGTTCCAGACGAGACGATTGATGTAGTATGTATGCTTGACATTAGTGGCAGTATAAGCGATGTTATGGTTAGAGATTTCCTTACAGAAACTAAAGCAATAATGGATGCTTATACCACATTTAATGTTAAAGTAGGATGTTTTGATACTGAAATATATAACGTGCAGGACTTTACTGCTGACAACATTCATGAATTAACAGAGTATGAAATAGTTGGTGGTGGCGGTACTAGTTTTGAAGCCGTATTTGAGTATCTTAAAGAGAATGCCATTGAACCAAAGAAGTTAATTATGTTTACAGATGGCTATCCGTGGGGTTCATGGGGTGATGAAAAGTATTGTGATACTTGTTGGATCATACATACGCATCGCATTGAAGGTGCACCTGTTCCAGAGTTTGGTGCTTATGCCTACTATGAAACACCGCTTTCCTAACAACAAGAGGTTAATCAATTTTATAATGAGATCAACTATAATGGCGTTTGCTATCGCCACATTTATAGCAGTAACAGGTACTGCTCAAGCAGGCGGTAATGGTAATTTGAGCAATAATTATTCGTTCAAAGCGGGCCACGGGAGAGTTCCGTGGTTAATGGTATATGACCACGGTGATTATGTTGCTAGAGATTTTAATGGTGACAATACTTTAGATGTAATGGGATTGCCAAGTACTCATGGCTCACATAAAGTTCTTAACGAAGTATCATGGCATAGAGGCTTTGCATTTTTAAGTGCTGGTGGCGGGAAATATAAGTTTGTCCGAACTGGTGCAAGAATTAATAATACCGCGACTGAATGGGTAGGTGATTATATTGCTAAAGGTCCTATTGTTGTAGGGAATGGTCCTGGTGGTGGCCCAAGCGATAGTCAAAATGGAGGCGGCAACGCTGTTACAGAACCACATCCTGGATGTATGGCTCAATGTGGAGTTAATAGAGCACTTATTTTTAATGGTTTAAATACTGTATTAGGCCCACGATTTCCTTGGCATGGTTCAACCCTTGCTGATATTAATAAAGATGGTAAATTAGACCTAATTGCTTTTAGTGCTGGTACTACAATTTATTTAGGAGGCAACGGTCCAGGTGGTTTCCTGCCAGGTCCTTATGGACGACATACTGGCAATGGTGAATATGTTGATTTAGGTGCTTGGTCTGGAAATACAGGTGCATTTTCTGGTACCTTTATAGATTTGGATGGTGATGGATATCCTGAAATGATTACCGGATCTGGTGCTTACTATAGTAACCGCAGTAAAAAGCCTGTAGGCAGTGTTACAGTTTGGAAAAATAATGGTGGCAAGAGTTTTACACCTTACCAAGAATTTATGCGTCCTACAGTCAATGGCACCAGAGCCATGTGGGTAAATGACGGTGACGTTCTTGTATATGGTGCATGTGGAGATAGATGTACAGAAAATAACTCAATTTCTGTATATTCTAATAGTGGTGGTAAATTACATTTAAAACAACATTTTAATATTACTAGTGACCGCGGAAAACGTGGCCATCCGCCAAGACTAGTAGATGTAAATGGCGATGGTAAGAAAGACCTAGTTGTAATCCATTACGACTCAACAGTTGCTGAACAATATCGTGGTATTTGGTTAAACAACGGCAACGGTACTTTTAGCCAACTTGGTACTCCGCTATTTAATGGTGTTCAGAAAGCTGGAATGAAGGGTGTAGTTATTCCTACTAAAGCAAATGGTGATAACAGAATAGATTGGATCGTTGTATATCAAGACGGTACATTTGGCACTCTGTTAGCACCTGGTGGTGGTAATGGCGGTGGTAATGGCGGCGGAGGTGGCAATTCAAATGGTGGTGCCTATTCTGAATATGTACGAGGCAATGGTGATTTATTTGCCGCGTATAATAATAATTCAATGGGTATGAGTATGGAAGAGTGGGGCAGATGGCATTGGAATGCTTATGGTAAAAATGAACCCAATAGAAAAGCCAAGCCAAATACGACATCAAATCGGATTCCGCGCATAAGAGTAGATGATATTATTTCAGGGCATCCGGCCGAGGGCGGCGATCGTTTTTGGCAGTTGAGTTTTGTTAAAGATAAACTTAACATAATGTCTAACTCTATTATCAATACAAATACAATGTTTTCGTTTAATAATGTACAGATGTTTGATGTATATAAAATTGATGAAAATAAAGCATTTACATTTGGTGCAATCCCAGCAGATGAGTATGGTAATGTAGAAAGTGTTGTTATAGGTATGGCGTTTGGTGACACTCGTATAGCAATAGCAACTGATGACACTATGTTAGGATGGGATCCAGGTCAGAGCTTGCTTAATATAGCAAACACAAAGACACGTTACTTTAATATTAGCCGCTCTAAGAGCATTGGTGATTGGAATCTAAATGCTAATATGACCTATGCTAATGCACAAGGTGAAGGCAGTTATGGGTATGTTAAAGATGTAGATACATTCCATGCTTTTGGTTTTGGTGCAGACGCCAACTATGTTATAGATAACGAGAACTCTTTAAATTTTAGTGTAACACAACCACTCAGAATAGAGTCTGGTGCGTTACATTTTGACGGTGTCATAGCAGATATGACACCATATGGTCGTGAAATCGACTATACAATGTCCTACACAACTATAGTAAGTAAGTCTAGCACATTTAACTTACAGTTGAGTTATGCTAGTGATTATAATCATTACCGTAGTGAAGACAATGCCAAAGTAATGGCAGTATATAAAGGGACATGGTAATTGAAACCGACGTAAGATCGGTATTGGAGGAGCGGGCGACCCCTAGTGGGTTGCCCGTTTTTTCTGCGGACGAATGGGAAGACTTTAAGAGTAAATTTGATAAGCGTGACGCTATAGACGCACTTGCCAAATATATTGTAGAGAATAATATTCCATATCCACTGCAAGTTATAACACAACAGACAGTAATAGATAAGTTTTTGAATTTAAGAAGTGCAGATCATAATAAATTCTTGTTTGGATACACTACAGATATTACGGATAAGTTTAACGATTACGAATACTCTGTACAAAAGTATTGTAAAGACGTAGTAGATTTAAGTCATTACTATAACGATATTAGCAATTATTTTCATCAAACTAATAGACTACAATGCGGTGGATGGAGCCATCCAAGTCCATTAACATTATGGCAGGATGAAGAAAAACTACGCAAGTTTAATTGGACATTTTGGCGTGAAGGTATGGTTAAGTTTGTTGATGAAACAAAGTGGAGAGAGGCATTTAGACTTGGTGCATACGTAGCAACACAGTTTAAACCTACAGTGGCGAAGTATGTTTACAACAGGTTTAATGCTAAAGTGATATTAGATAGCAGTTGCGGTTGGGGAGATAGGCTTGCTGGTTTTTGGACTAGCAATGCTGACACCTACGTTGGGTGTGACCCAAACCCTGTAGTATGGAAAACATATATAGAGCAATGTAAGTTCTATGAAACAATACTAGGCAATGAGTGGACACTCACAGAGCACGACGATTACTTTCATTTTATAGGCAGTAAAGAGGTACTAATATATCTCAGAGCCAGTGAAACGATGGATTGGCCACACTTGGATTATGATTTAGCATTCACTAGTCCACCTTATTACAGCACAGAACGATATGCTGAAGATATTGC